AAAGACAGAGGTTCAACAAGAACCTGCCAAGCCCAAGGCTCGTAAAAGCCTATTCAGCACTCATGCGTTCGATATTCTCGATCCCGATGCTAAAAAATTCAAATTGGCTGATTCTTTGGACGCAATCAAAAAGACTCAGCCAGCATTCTATGGCGAATACGCTATGGATGACTCCAGCAATGGAGTAGCTAATTTCAAAATGTACGCAAACGGTATGAATACCGTTTCCGATGCAGTAGTTGGCTGGTATGTTTCACAAGGTTTTATCGGTGCTCAGTTATGCGGTATCTTGGCGCAAAACTGGTTAGTGAATAAGGCTTGTGCAATGCCAGCCGATGACGCTATCCGCAAGGGCTACAACGTAGTTACCGTTGACGGTGACGAACTAGATCCTGAAGCCGTTAAGATCATCAAGGCTTACGACAAAGCATTTAAGCTCAATTTCAATATGCGTGAATTCATCCGTAAGGGTCGAATTTTCGGCATTCGCATTGCAATGTTTAAAGTCATTTCGACTGATAAAGACTATTACGAGAAGCCTTTCAACATTGATGGCGTGACTGCAGGTTCCTATAAAGGGATCGTACAAGTTGACCCGTACTGGACAGCTCCAATGCTGGACGGTGCTTCTGCCAGCCAACCGGATACTCTGCACTTCTACGAGCCGACTTGGTGGATTATCAACGGTAAGAAGGTTCACCGTAGCCACTTAATCATTTTCCGTCATGCTGAGCCTGTAGACGTACTCAAGCCTCAATACATTTATGGCGGTGTGCCACTGACTCAGCAGATCATGGAGCGTGTATACGCTGCAGAGCGTACCTCCAATGAAGCTCCTCAGTTGGCAATGTCCAAGCGGACAACTATTTGGCTAACCGACATGGAAGCCGTCATGAGCGACACCAACGCAGCAATCGGAAGATTGCAGCAATGGGCTGCGTATCGTGACAACTACGGAGTCAAGCTGGGCGATAAAGAAGGTGACGAATTCCAACAGTTCGACACTTCCCTAGCCGACTTCGATTCCCTCATCATGACCCAATATCAGCTCGTGGCTGCTATTGCAGGTGTGCCAGCTACTAAGCTGCTCGGTACTTCTCCGAAGGGCTTTAATGCCACTGGCGAATACGAGGAAGCAAGCTATCACGAAATGCTGGAGTCGATTCAATCAAACGATCTGACCCCATTCGCTGAGCGTCATCATCAACTGGTTATCAAGTCTTTTGTAGAACCACAGCTCAAGAAAAAGATGGAGCTCGAAACTACATTGAACTGGCTCCCACTCGATACACCAACTGCCGAGGAATTGGCTGCGACTAACCTTGCTAAGGCTCAGGCTGGACAAGTGTTGATCGGCTCCGGTGCTATCAGCAGTGAAGATGAGCGTCAACGTGTAGCAACTGACAAACAGTCAGGCTACAACGAGATCGGCATTCTTGAGGAGCAAGACCCTGAAGGCGAGGAACTCGCTGAGGAAGACTTCGAGAAAGTGCAAGACGGTATTTGGACTCCATTGCCAAAAAACGAGGAACTCTCATACAAGACAACTGACGGAGACTTTGCAGATCCTGAAGATGGCGAAGGTCCTTTGGGCAAGACATTCCAAGTAACTCAAGACGATGCAGAATTCAAAGAGGAAGATCATCCTCGTGCAAAGAATGGACAGTTCGGTTCGGGCGGGGCTAGTGCAGCTCCTAAGTCTGAGTCGGAGTCTAAAAAAAAAGAAGTAAAAGGTGAGTCTCATGGATCTGCTGAAAAGTCCCCTGAGTCTGCTCAAAAAGAGCTCCCTTTGGAGGAAAAGACAGGATCAACCTCAGCGAAAGCAAAAGGATTCCAAAAAGTCAAAGAGCTTCCTAACGGTGGATATGTCGACCAACATGGATTCGAGCATTCACCCGGACTCAATGAGCATGAGCGAAGTATTGAAGACGGCTTTTACGAACAAATCCTAAAAGACACTCCGAAGCTGATCGCTGACTACAAGTCAACATTCGGCAACACAATCGATCCTGACTTAGTTAAAAAGCTAGATCCGAACTTTGACAAAGACGCTTCACTAGCTGCAGCAGTTCATGAGCCTAGCTCAGTGCTTTCAAAAGCTATTTGGAAAAACGCTTTAAAAGATAAGAAGGAAGCGGGAGACAAGTCTCCAGTGCTGTTTACTGCTGGCGGTAGTGGCTCAGGTAAGTCTGAAGCTATGAGCTTGGCTAAGGACATCCTAAACGCTCCTGAAGACTCATTGACCTTTGACTCAGTGCTTGGCAACTTTGACAAGTCAGTCCAAAAGATCAACGAAGCCCTCAAAGGACAAGACGGTCCAGTTGATATTGTCTATACCAACGCTCCGTTGGAGTTGGCGGTCAAGCTCAATATGCAACGGGGTCGCACCGTTAAGTTGGATACGCAGCTCCATGCTCACTTCGCAGCTTCCGAAAATATCAAGAAGTTGGCTGAGCATTACAAGAATGATCCTCGGGTCAATATCACAGTGGTCAACAATAGCGGAGACCCTCCTGATTTGGCTAAGGGCTCACTGGCTGACGTTCCTGACTACAGCGATGCAAAATCCGTCAAGGAGAGATTAGTTACTTACGCTAAGAGTCTAGTTGCGAACAATCAATTAGTTGGTCATGATCGCAAACCGTTGAAGGACGCTAAGCGCAAGCTGGAGATCTTACTGGCATAAGCCCATTGCAATAGTGGTGGCTACGACATCGTAGTCATTCACTTTTTGCCCCATAAAGTCATGCTGGGCAACGTAACGGGTTTTGACTAACTCACCTGCTGAGTTGTAAGTCTTGAAAATGTCGGTCACAGTGCAAAGCCTTGGAGCTTTGCCACGAGTTTTAAATTGAGTTCCGATTGCGTATTCCATTTTAATTCTCCCTGTATTGAGCGATTGCTACTGCCATTGCTATTTCGGCTGCCTCAAGGCTGCCACCTGCAACCAAGACATTACGAGCTGCAGCGTCAATGCGTCCTAAATTCATAATGTTGAACTGGATGCAGTTGCCAATGCGATTGAAGATCTCATTCACTTGACGATCAATAACTCTATTTGCGTTTCTCATTTTTAAGCTCCTTGGAATAAAACAGCGTAATTACGATCCAAACCCTGCATGATTCGCTCAGCACGTTCGGCTCCGAAGACATACTGGAGGAACGGGATTGGCTCACCTTGAATAGGAACCCGATTACCGAAACCTCGAACAACCAACAAAGCATTCATTTCAATCTCCTTTCGTGGAAGAACAAACTACAGTCTTAGTATCATGCTAATTAAGCATACTGTCAAGCAGTTTAAAAAATATTTTTAGGGTGTTGCATTTATCATACACCTCAAAAAAAGATTAAAAAACTGTTGACATCATGCCAAATAGGTATAGAATAACTTATGTAGTCTTCATTAATCACGAAAGGAAATGAAAATGGCACGTCAAATGAGTATCCCAGCCCAAGCAGCAGCAATGATCCGTCAATACATGAGGGCAAACGGAATCGCTGGCAGCGTTCGCAGTGAAAGCTACAGCATGGGTAGTAGCGTCAATGTAAGCGTTGTCGATATGCAGCCAGCAGCAGTAGCCGAGTTGGAAGCGTATGCAAATCAATTCCAGTACGGTAATTTCAACGGAATGGAAGATATTTACGAATACAGCAACAGTCGTGACGATTTACCTCAAGTAAAATTTGTTTTTGTTAGAAACGAAATCAGCCCTGAATTACGTCAAGCAATTTGGGACTATGCAAGGGGCTATTACGCTGGCATGGAAAATGCCCCAGTAAATGCTGATGAAGCTAGTCGTTTTTACAACGCAAGCTTTAATCAATACGGAAACGTAATAATTTATCGTCTGTTTGCTGGCGGTTATATGCAAAACCAATATTGGGACTTCGTAAACGAAGTTGAGGAAGATTTGGCTGCATGATGACCAACAAACGAAACAGAGGGGGGATGGGATACGTCCCCTTGGTTGAAGAAATTATTCAGGCACGAGGGCATTTATCCCAATCCAAAGCAGCCAGTATGATCTATACTACTCAAGCACGTTGGAGTAATTACGAAACTGGCAAAAGTCGAATGCACCCGGCTCATTGGGAGCTATTCCTTAAAAAGAAAGGAGAGCAAGATGCCTAGCTTTGAAGAAGCAAAAAAGAAGTTTTTGGCTAAGATTGGTAACAAAACTTGGGCTCAGCTCGAAGACGAGCGAGAGGCTGAGAACGCTGCCAAGGCTAAAAAGCTTATGACTCCTGAGTATGTAGCTCAGTGGGGAAAAGCCAAAGAAGATGCCAAAGGCAACTAAGAAGGTAAACGGGATAGTCGGTAAAGCATTACGACCTAATGCAAGCATTGCTGCCGACTATGCCAAGCCAACAGTCGATTTGATCGGCTTGATGTCTCGTGACGTTGAGAGACAACTCAAAAAACTATTTAAAGAAAACAATTTCGGGTTTGCTGAGGATGCTTCAATCTCTAGTCAAGCCCGAATCCTATTGAACTGGCTGCTGCTCAAGTGGTCAAAACGCTTCAATGAGGTCGCTA